TGGACGAGCCGGCGCCGGTGCCGCCGAAACATCTCGGCGGATCGTTTGACAGATGCCATATCGACCAGGGTGCGTTGGATTGCATGCTTGAGGCGTTCGACATCAAGTCGATGATCGACATCGGGTGCGGCACCGGCGAGATGATGGTCGTGGCGCACGACAAAGGTCTCGACGGGTTCGGAATCGACGGAGACGATACTGTCGCGCGGAAGTGTCCGGTGATGATCCACGATTATACCACGGGAGCTTGTGAAATCCCAACGGACGCATCGCAGAGCGTGTTCGATCTGGCGTGGTCGGTTGAGTTTTTGGAGCATGTCGCGGAAGATTTCCAAGATCATTATATGAAGACATTCCAGGCGTGTCGGTACGCCATCGTGACGGCGGCGCCTGTAGGCACGGACGGTCATCATCATGTGAACTGTCAGGGGCAGACGTATTGGATCGGGGTTTTCGAGAAGTACGGGTTTAGGTTTTTAGAAGAACACACGCGTGCGGTTCGCGGGCGTTCGACTATGGGCAGGGATTTTATGCGGGCCAACGGTATGGTTTTCGAGAACCTGAAATGGAGCGAGAATGGCAACCACGTTTGTTAGTATCGCCAATCGCGCGATAACCTATCTCGGTGGCGAAGTAATCAGCGACCTGGCGGATGACACCAAAGAAGGTCGCGCGGTTAACCGTCTGTACGAACAGACGCGCGATGCGCTCCTGCGGGACCACGCCTGGAATTTCAGCATAAAACGTGTTCAGATCGCGGCCAGCACCACGTCCCCGGTGTTTGAATATACGAATGCATTTACATGGCCGGCAGACTGCCTGCGGATCATTGAGGCGGACACCTCCGAGGAGTGGGCTGTCGAGGGGCGCACCATCGTTACTGACGCCTCCCCGCCGCTCGATATTGTCTACGTTCATCAGGTGACGGATCCGACCCTCTTCGACGCCAAGTTCGTTGAGGCGTATGCGTTAAGAATCGCGGCAGATATTGCGTTTGATCTTACCGGCTCGCAAGCTGCCGCGACGGTCGCGGAACAGAAGTTCACCCAGTTTATGAATGAAGCAAAAACCGTGGACGGTCAGGAGAGCTTGTCGGCGGTTGAGCGAACTTGGCTCGACGCGCGAGCATAGCGAATGGCGCGCGTCTCCACGATCCAGACCAACTTCACCGCAGGCGAGCTATCGACAAAGCTCCACGGTCGCGTCGATATCTCCAAATATGCCAACGGCGCCGCGACCATTGAAAACATGATCGTGCAGCCTCATGGCGGGGTCACGCGGCGGCCAGGGACACGATTTGTGAAGGAGGTCAAGATCAGCAGCGCAAAGACGCGGTTGGTGCCATTTGAGTTTAGCACCACGCAGGCATATGTCATCGAGTTCGGTAACCTCTACATGCGATTTTACAAGGATCAGGGCGCGATCCTTGAGGCGAACACGGTCATTTCTGGAGCTACGCGGGCAAACCCGGTGGTCATCACTGATACCGGCCACGGTTATTCGGATGGAGATGAGGTCTACATCTCTGGTGTGGTTGGAATGACAGAGTTGAACGGCAAGTATTATCTGGTTGCGAACAAAAACACCAACGACTTTGAATTGACCGATATCGATGGGGCTAATATAGACGGAACTGGATATACGGCATATTCTAGTGCCGGAACGGCGGCGCGGGTGTACACCCTCACCACCACGTTCTTGACCGCCGACATTCCGTCTTTGCAATTCGCTCAAAGCGCGGACGTTCTTTATGTCGCACATCCGTCCTATGCGCCCAAGAAAATCACCCGCTCGGCGCACACAACGTGGACGATTGCGGATATCACTTTCACTGACGGCCCGTACCAGATAGAGAATATCACGACCACTACGTTGACTGCTGCTGCGGCTACTGGCGCCGGCGTGTCGTTGACGGCGTCGGCTGTGGCGGGCATCAATGGCGGCGACGGCTTCAAGTCCACGGACGTTGGTAGGCTTGTTTCCATCGGCGTCCAGGCGACGGCGTGGGCTGCGACGACGGGATATTCCGTGGACGATATCGTGCGGAACAGCGGGAATGTCTACAAGTGCATCAAGGCCGGCACATCCGACAGTTCCGGCGGTCCATCCGGTGAGGGCATCGAGATTGTCGATGCGACGGTGACCTGGAAATATTTGGCGGATGGCGGCATCCATTGGGGCTATGCGACCATCGCATCATTTGCTTCCACCACGTCGGTGACCGTGGATGTTGTGAACGATTTTGGCGGGACCAGCGCAGAGACCAAATGGCGGCTGGGCGCCTGGAGCGACACCACGGGGTACCCAGCGACGGTCGCATTCTACGAACAGCGGCTATTCTGGGCTGGGTCCAGCGAACAGCCCCAGACGCTTTGGGGTTCCAAGTCGGGTGATTATGAAAACCATACTCCCGGCACCCTGGACGATGAGCCGGTGATCTACACCCTGGCGACGGATCAGGTGAATGTAATCCGCTGGCTGTCGCCTGGAAAGGTGATGGCAATTGGAACGGTGGGGGGTGAGTTCATCATCTCTGGCTCGACCACTGCGGATCCGCTAACGCCAACCAACGTCAGGGTTGTCCGCGAGGGTACGCGTGGGAGTTATAACCACAGACCGATCCGCATTGACAACGTGGTGCTATTTATCCAGCGCGCGCAGCGGAAAATCCGCGAGTTTGTCTACCAATTTGAAAGTGACGCTTACATGTCTCCCGATTTGACGATCTTGTCGGATCAGGTGAGTAAGGGTGGTATCGATCAGATTGCGTATCAGCAGGAATTGTCCACGGTCGTCTGGGCGGTCAAGGGTGATGGGCAGCTTGTCGGGATGACCTACCTGCGCGACCAGCAGGTGGTCGCATGGCATCGCCACAAGATCGCCGGCACGTTCGCCCCTTCGACCACGCACGGTGTGGTCGAGAGCATTTGCGTGATTCCCGGCACCGGCGAGGACGAACTGTGGATGATCGTCAAGCGAACGGTCGATAGCGTGACGCGCCGGTATGTGGAGTTCCTTGAGAATCAGTTTGACGTGGAAGAGGCCGAGATCAAGGCTGACGCGTTTTACGTCGATAGCGGCCTGACGCTGAATGATCCTAAGACCATCACCGGCGCGACCGTTGCTAATCCTTGCGTGATTTCCTCGACCGCTCACGGGTTCAGCGATGGCGACCTGGTGGACATCTCTGATGTGGTCGGCATGACGGAGTTGAACGGGAATCGATACCGCGTAATCGAGAGCGCGGCGAATAGTTTCGAGATCATGGCGAAGGACGGCAAGCCTGTCAGTGCGGCGTCGAGGGCGAATCCTGGCAATGTCGAGGCTATCGCGCACGGGTTCTCGACCGGCGATGAAGTGGGGTTCTTGTCGGTCGGCGGCATGACGGAATTGGATGGAAACGGCTACACCATTACCAAGGTGGACGCCGACAATTTCACCATCGGCGTAAACACCTCCGGGTTTACTCTCTACACGTCCGGCGGCTGGGTCTACCTGAACACCGATGCCAGCGCATTCACCACATATACCAGCGCCGGGAAGGCGCGCGAGGCTGTGGCGACCCTGACCGGCCTGGAGCATCTTGAGGGTGAGACGGTCCAGACCTTGGGCAATGGCAGCGTTTACGCTGACCGGGCTGTAGCGTCGGGCGCTGCGACATCGTATTCGCCTGAAGTCAGCATCGCGCAGGTGGGCCTGGGCTATACGTCCACGGTGAAGACGTTGCGCCCGGAAGCCGGCTCTGAAGACGGTACTGCCCAAGGGAAGACCAAGCGCGTATTTGAGGTGATTCTGCGGTTCGTCTCGACGTTGGGTGCGAAGGTCGGTCCAAACACAACGGACCTTGATGAGATCCAGTTTCGGTCGGGATCAGACCCAACTGACAGTTCGCCGCCATTGTTTACTGGCGATAAGGATATCCGGTATCGCGCTGGTTGGAGGTCGGAGGGGCAATTGGTAGTGCAGCAGTCCCAGCCGCTACCCATGCATTTGACCGCGATCATCAAGCGTCTGATAACGAGTGACGGGTGACATATGTGTGATCCATTTATTGGCGCCCCATTAAGTGCTGTGTTATTTGGAACTGCTGCCACTACCGCGACCACGGGGATGTTCGCTGGGATGCAGGTCGGAATGGCAACCGCCGGCCTGATTGGCTCTGGCGGGTTCGGCGCGACGATGGCATCATGGGGTGCTGCTATGGCTTCCAGCCCTTGGAGCCTTGCATTTAACGCCGCGAGCTTTGGCTTGCAGGCATATGGTGCCGCACGCCAAGGCGCAGCCCTCCAGTCGCAGTACGAACATCAGGCCAATGTCGCGCGGTACAACGCGCAGGTCGCGGAGAACAATGCGATTTCGGCCAAGTATGCCGCTGAGTACGAGGCGGACATCATCGATGACCGCAAGAAGCGTATCATGGCAAGCGCCCAGACTGGGATGGCAAAGAGCAACGTGGTGATTAATCAGGACACTCCCCTGGCGATTCAAGAGAGGATCGCGACGGATGCGCTGCAAGATCGGCTTGCACGCCTTTACGCTGGTGAGACAGAGGCTGGGGCTTTCAGGGCGAGAGCGGCTGGGCAGCTTGCATCGGCGGCGAACCTCCAGCAGTCGGGCAGGCATGCTATCGCCACATCGCGTCTTCAACAGACTGCTGCTGCCCTTAAATTCGGTAAGAGCTTGTTGGCACCATAATGGCACAGATCCACCTTTACCAGAGACAGCAGAGCGTCCCGCGCACCGCTGGGTCCGAGATCCAGGTCGCGGGCATTCAAGATGAGACTGGTAAGGCGCTCATGGGGCTGGGCGACCAGTTCGGGAAGATCGGCGGGAAGCTTCAGCTTGCCCAGGATAATCGGGACGTTTCGACGGCTGTCCTGAACGGCACGCTCAAAATGCAGAATTTGACCACCGAGATGTCCAAGCTCGATGGGCAGACGGCGATCACCACATATCAGGCGCGCGCTAATGCGCTCCACACCGAGATCACCACGGGAATGAATACCCGCACGCTGGATGCGTTCAACAGGCAATGGAACACGCTCTATGCCGGTGCCGAGGCAAAGATAAAAAGTGCCGGTATTACGCGCTGGCGCTTGCAGCTTGAGGGCGGGATGGAAGGGGATCTCGACGCCCGCGTGAAGATGGCGAGGGTGGGGACGGCGCTTGAGCAGTTGAAGAATATGCAGGATGGCGTTAAGAGCATCGATTATCTGGTCTCCCAGCGAGTCATCGATCCCAAGGAAGGCGAGAAGCGTAAGATCAAATTCCGCCTGCGGTTGGCAAAGGCTGGCTTGGACATGGAGATCACGAATGCATCCGTCGAGAAGTTGGAGGAGCTTGCCGCACAGATGCAAACTGGCATATTTAAGGATGTTTCATTGCAGGGATATTGGTTTCGGCTGAACGGGACGGAAAAGGCTTCCTTCAAGAAGAAGGTGCTGTCCGTCCACAAGAATATTCTGGACATCGCGGACAACGATGAAAAACGTGATATCGTTAAGGATAAGCGGAAGCATGCTCGGAATTTCAGCAAGCGCATGAAAGCAATCATCCTTGGGCAGCAGTCCATTAATGATTATGATACCTTATATAATCTTCCAACACAGGCGAGCCTGCTGGATGATCTTGAGTTGGGTCTGATTGATGGGAGGGGGTATGACAAGCTGATCAATGCGCTGAAGAATGAGAATCCAGTCCGTGATGACAATGAATACGTCAAGTCTATCCTGGGGAGGATCCGGGCCGCCTCGAATGAGAGGGCTTTGGAGAAAATTATTTCTGACATGGAGCTTGTGCTTGGCCCAAGGGGTAAGCTGACGTTTGAGACGTTCAGGACGTTGGAGCAGCGTGCCTTGGGGGCTGTTTCCGGTACACCAGAGGAGAAGCGTAAGAATGTATACTCAAGGGCGCTGGAGCGTTTTCTCTCCGATGAAGATATGCTTGATCAAATGGTGCCGGGTGGAAAGCGGCGTGCTGCTTTTGCGCGGCTGGATTTCGAGGCGCGCCTCGCTGATGGACAAGATCCAATGGAGGCTTTTGAAATCGTGCTTGACCATTTCAATACGCGCAGGACGGTCCAGCTTAACGCCATCCCGCGTCCTCAATTTGGACCGGCCAAGCCTTTGGACAAGTGGACTGAGCAAGACGCTGCAATGGCAGAAAGGGAAACCAAGACGAGATTCCGTGGCAAGGCTAATACTCTGGCAACGCAGCTTTTGATCCTCAACATGCTTGGAGCTTATCTGCGTAAGCGCGGCCCCATTGACACTGTGCCGCCGCCCGGTGGTCCTAGTGATGCCGGGAAGACCAATCTAAAGAATTTGCGGAGTGGGGGTAATTAAGTATGGCTGATGATGACATAATCGACCCTGAGTCGTTCGGCCACACGGACTTTGTCTCGGAGTGGGGAGCGACGAGAACACGCCCACTATCGCCAGAGGTCGCATCAATCCTGCGCGGGGCTGGCTATGACCCGGAGTACGTTGTCGCGGAGGAGAAGCAGGTCGATCTGGGAAACCCTCCTCTTGATCCGAAAAACCCTCTCCCGGTGACGGAAGCGTCCTTGTCACGCGATCAACGCTGGATTGATGCCGGCAGGCATGTCTGGGCAATGTTCAACGGTTCAGCGTGGACAGGAGGTCCGTTAAGAGGGGAATTAAGTATGGCTGATGATGACATAATCGACCCTGAGTCGTTCGGCCACACGGATTTTGTCTCGGAGTGGGAAGCGACGAGAACACGCCCACCATCGCCAGAGGTCGCATCAATCCTGCGCGGGGCTGACGTTGTCGGAGATTCCCAGACTCGCCGTGCTGCGGCTCTGGCGATGTCGGATGAAGAAGTATCCCAATGGGCGAAGGAGTTAATGGGGTGGTTCAACTACCACATGCCGTCGATGGGCGTGCAATATAATCAGATGCGTAAAGCCCCGGAAGACCAGAAGCGTGCGTTTCTCACGCTGATGGACCTCTATGAAGAGAAAAATATGTCCTGGGACGGTGTTTTGCGTTTCTTCAAGGGTGTTATATCTGACCCATCAACATACGTCGGGTTGAGTACGCTCGGCATTGGAACTCTGGTTGGTCGATTGGGCAAAAAGGCGACAAAGCAAGGGATTCGGGCTGCTTTAAAGGCATCCCTCCCGCGTGCCGCCTTGGTAGCCGTGGAAGGCGGTTCATTTGCAGGGACTGATGCAGGCGTGCGCGAGGCTGTCAAGGTCGCGGCAGGCGAGCAAGAAAAAATTAACAAGCTTAACGTGGGGCTTGCCGTTGGCGTTGGAGCTTTGGCTGGCGGCGGGCTGGGTGCCGGTGCGGATGTTGGTGGGCAGTTACTTAGACGACGTAAGGTGCAATCAGCACTCGGCAAAGATGCTCCACCGCCAGCGGCTGATGCTCCACCGCCAGCGGCTGATGCTCCACCGCCAGCGGCTGATGCTCCACCGGTGGATATGGGTATAGTTAAGGATAGGGCAGTACAACCTGACGGCTTGCCGCTTACACCGTCCCAACGCAGCGAATTGTTAAACCTGAAGAAAACCCATACATTAAAACAAAAAGAGACGAAGGTGCTTAAGGATTTGATTAATCAGGGTGTTTGGCCGGAGAAATTAAAACAAGAGGGAATCGACTTTTTGCAAGGAATGAGAGCGCGAAGATTGGCGCGCACTGAAGCCAAGCAGCGACAATCTCCAGATATGCTTTCTCTTCGCCAACCGGGACATGCCATTGAAACTTACAAAGGGATGAAAGCAAGGCAAGAACGTGAAGCTGCGGAATTAGAAGCAAAACAAAAAGAACTGAAGCGTGTGCGACAGATACAGGAATCCATCAAGGATATTCCCAGTCGTCATTTATGGAATAAGAAATTCGCTGCTGAAGTTGATACAAACGCAGAGTTAATGCTTTATGGGTCTAATCCTAGGGGTGCCATCAACAAGGCTAACATGGAGGCTGTGCCTCGTATATTGAAAAAAGAGGGGTGGACCGTGCGCCATGCATCGAAGGGTGGTGGAGGGCGGGCGTCTAGCCGGTATCTTATATCGCCTGATGGTGAAATCGAGGTCAGGCTTTCTGACCATTTCTTACCTGAAACGCCTCAACGTGAATATTACCGAGAGCAGACAGGCGGGCCGGGATGGTATGAGATTGTCTTGGGAGGAGAAGAGGGGCCGCAAGAGATTATTGACGATATCAAGCGTATCTTAAAAGACCATATAGAGGAAGCTGATGGCGATTGATCCCACTGCTCCTGTAGATCCTCAACAAGCCCCGGTCCCCCAGCCGGGGTTTTTTGATGGGCAGATCCCTGGTCTCGGTCCCGGCGATGAACTGCCTGACGATGATGAGGTTCAGGTCGCCGGCCCACTAGGTTCGGCATCAGCAGCGGCTGCGCGGGGCATCTCAAAGTTATTCGGGAGTACCCTTTCAGAGGCGCGGAAAAAGGCAGGCGATCCAGCATTCAAAGCTGGGCGCGTAGACCGCGAAATGGTGCCGCCACCAGAAGTTCCTCCAGCAGCACCACCAGAAGTTCCCCTATCAACTCCAAGGGTTCCTGATCCTGAAACGCAGGGTCCGGTATTGCCAGAGCTTGCGGATGATGTGAAAGCGGCTGGCGTGCCACCATCTGTAGTGCCGGGAGCGCCAGCCAGGTTCAAGACTGAAGATTCATATGATCGATATATCCGCGTTGGTGATGATGATGTTGATGCGGTTTTGAATGCGCCTGAGAACCGCGCGGAACTGCTGGGTGGTGGTTTGACTGATTTCAATGAGGGACGGATTATCGATGAGGCCGGCATTCAAGAGCGTTTGGAGGCAAACAGCCAGCGGTTCGCCGGTAAGATTGACGCTGACAAGCGTGAGGTAGTCACCCTCCAGGCGACGCAGCAATTGGGCGACCTGCTGGGCATGACTCCCAAGAAGTTGATGCGTGCCATGATGTCGAGAGAGCGTGGCGGCATCATCACCGTGGAAGGGCATGGCATCGCAGAGACCATGCTGGCTGCGCGCAATCTGTTGGTTTCCGAGATGCGGAAGCTGGACCGCTTGGCCGAAGTTGCAAGGGTTGGCTCCGATGAGCAGGTCATGGCGTTCAGGTATCAGCTTGAGCTTGTCGCCAACCTGCAACGAAACTTGAAAGGTTCCCAGACGGAGATTGCGCGCACTCTTAGCGCCATGCGGAATCCCGCGACCGGCATGCCCGGCGATCCTACGCTCGCAGCAGAATTTGCTGAACGGTCTAAGCGCGACCTCACCGCAATGCTCGGAGAGTATGGTGGCGTCGATAGCGTGCGGCAAATGGCAGATCTCTACAGCATCACCGGCGATCCTGTGAAAAAGGGCAAGTTCGTCCAAGGCGCCAGTCGCCTGAGACAAGGCGGCGATGCATTATATGAGGTCTGGCAGCATGCACTCCTGACCAATCCGATTACGCAGATAAAGAATATTCTTGGCAATATTTTGACCCTGTTCATCTCGGATGTCGAGACTGCCGGCGCCGCTGCTGTCGGCACCGCTCGCCGTGCGCTCGGCGGGGAGGGCGGCGTGACGTTTGGCGATCTCAACGCCAAGATTTTTGGTCAAGTCATGTCCTTGATGACGGCGATCAAGGCTGGTGGTCGGTCTTTTGCTACCGGCAAAAGTGCATTGCCGGGGACCAAGATTGATGCCGCCCAGAGTGCCGGCAGGCAGCGTGTGAAAGCATTCAGCGGCGAAGCAGTCGGCGCGACCGGCACCACAGGCACCGTGATTGATGTCTTGGGGCATGCGTTGACTGGCGGGCGTGTCGCATTTCGGGCGCTGGAATTTGGCGACACGTTCTTCAAGACTGTGGCGTATGAAGGCAAGATGTGGGAACAGGCTTTGTCTGGTGGCCGCGCCAGGGGGCTGCGAGGTGAAGAGCTTTCGGACTTCATTGCAGACTTTATGAATGATCCGCCTGCATATGCGCTGTCGCGTGCCGAGGCAGAGGCGAAATATATCTCCTTGCAGACAGACCTTGATGACGTTGGTAAGGCGTTCAAGACACTCCAGGGTGTGCCTGGATTCCGCTGGCTCGTCCCATTCCTGAAGACACCCTACAACAGCTTTAAGTGGGCGTTTGTGGACCGCTCCCCGCTTGGCCTGTTCTGGGGCGATACTCGCCGCATGCTCGACGCCGGCGGGCGTGAACGAGATGAAGCAATAGCCAGGATTTCCACGGGAAGCGCGTTGGCAGCGGTCTCGATGGTGATGGTATATAGCGGGATGATTACCGGCGGCGGTCCTGCGAATCCCCGCGCGCGTGCGCTCGACCGGCGCATGGGCATTCAGCCCTACAGCATCAAGGTCGGGAATAGGTATTACAGCTATGCCGGCACGGAGCCGTTCGCGTCCATAATCGGCATTTGGGCTGACGTTGCGGAGATCACGGCGAGCGGCGCCCTTGACAATGACGAGACCACCGCTATGGAGTTATTCGCCGCAGCGATTGCCGGCACGGCATACAACGCGACGAACAAATCCTTCATGCAGGGATTCGCAACCTTCATTGAGGCGACCTCTGACCCGGCGCGCCACTCGGAATCCATGATGAAGAATCTATTCCGGTCCCTGGTGCCGCGGTTAGCCACAAATATCGAGCGCCAAGTCGATCCTACCGTCCGGCAGGCGCGGGATTATATTGACGAATTAAAGGCCCAAATCCCTGGATTATCCGCGACATTGAACCCGCGCGTCGATTCGTGGGGGCGTGATATTGTCAGGGGCGTGGCGGTCGAGGGCGGCGGGCGAAACCTTGCACTCGGTCCCGATTCCATCTCACCGATTTTCATTTCGGACTACAAGCCGACAACGGTTGATTTGGAATTGAAGCGCCTCAAGCTCTACTTACCAGATTCGGTCGATACATTTAGACCTCCGGTCTTGCGGGAACCTATTCGCATGAAGGATGACGAGCGTTACTGGTTCCAGAAGCAAGCCGGTCAAAGGGCGTTTAAACAAATTAAAGAGTTTATGGGGACGAGCGAATATAAGCACATGAAGAAAATGTCCGAGGGGGGGGATGTTCTGGTTACTGAATTTCTAAGGAACAAGATTCGTGGGATTAACCGGCGCGCGAAAAAATTTGCGTTGAATATGTTGATGAGTTCAAGCCCACACTCAAAGCTCTTGCTTGAGCGAATCCAGTTGATTTGGGGCTTAGAACAGGAGGAATTAGCGCGGCAGAAAGCAGAAGGTGAAGCAAAATGACCGTTTCCAGCACAACCACATCAGTCTCGTACACCGGGGACGCGGCGACCACATCGTTCGCGGTGACATTTCCCTTTCTAGGAACTGGTGCGTCCAGCGAACTAACCGTTGTCGAACGCACCATCGCGACAGGTGCGGAGTCCACACAGACCTACACCACAGATTATACAGTGACCGGCGGATCTGGAAATACGGGGACGGTCATCGCGGGCAGCGCGCCGGCGTCAACAGTCGAGTGGCACATTCGCAGGAATACCACCACCACGCAGGCGACGGATTATGTCACCAACGATCCGTTCGCGGCTGACACTTTCGAGCTTTCGCTTGATCGCCTCGCGATGGCGGGCCAGGAACGGGACGGCGACCTGGCGCAAGCATTCAAATACCCGGATACCTACACCGGCGGCGGGTCAGTGACGTTCCCAGAGCCTGTAGCGAATGCTTATCTACTCTACAACGCAGGGGGGACTGCGTTGACCACATCAACCACAGCCGCGGGGCAATCCCTTGGTGGTGATGGCACGGTCAGCTTGCCGTTCTATTCTTTCTCCGCTGACCCTAATACCGGGATTTATCGCATCGGCGCGGACAATCTCGCCATCGCGGCAGGCGGATCAAAGATTGTAGACATCAATGCCAGCGGGCTAAACGCAGCTATTGGTCAGACCACGGCGGCGGCTGGCGCGTTCAGCACTTTAACGGCGTCTGGCACCACCACTTTCACCGGAGTCACGACGCACGGCGGGAACGTGGTCTCGGACAGCGACAGTACGGATGATCTTGGCACGACCGGCGTGCGTTGGGCGAACCTCTGGGTCGACGATATCACCATGACCAACGACCTGACGGTCGGGAACGATCTGACCGTCACCGGCAACCTGACGATCAATGGCACCACCGTCACCAACGATGCCACAAACCTGTTGGTGAAAGACCCACTGATTGGTCTTAATCAAGGCGCAGCAAGCAACGCATCTGATCTAGGGTTGCTTATGGAGCGGGGGTCCACTGGTGACAATGGATTTTTCGGGTGGGACGAAAGCGGCGATTTCTTCGCGGTCGGCACTACGACGGGAACCGCCGATTCTACAGGCAACCTGACATATTCATTCGCGCCGTTTAAATGCTCGGCCCTTACCGCGACCAGCGGCACCCTTGCCGGGCTGACCAGCTTCGCAATGTCGGCGGGCGCGACGATCACCGCTGGTGTCCTTGACGAAGACGACATGAGCAGCGACAGCGCAGTTGCGCTCGCCACGCAGCAGAGCATCAAGGCATATGCGGACTCAAACGCCCGCCCAGCCGGTATACAGATGACATGGGAAAGTCTAACCACGGACACCGATCAGGGAGTCGGGAAGGTCTGGGCAAATCACGGCACCCTGTCTAGCGCGACCGTTTTATATTTTGACGATGTCGAGAATAATAGCGTCTCGATTAATTCTTTCATTGACAGCCTGGACGATCCGACTGCCACCAATTCTGCCACCATCTATATTTCCGAGGGCGGTGCTGGGTCTGCCGGTGTGGTCTATCAGGTTAACGGCGCGGTCACTAGTGCCAGCACTTATTCCAAGGTCGCGGTGACCCATGTCGCTACTTATGGCACGTTGACGGATGGTGATCTGGTTGGCGTTGTGATCGCATTCTCCGGCGACAATGGCGCGATCAACAATATCGTGGAAGACACCACGCCGCAGCTCGGCGGCGATCTCGATCTCAATGGTCACGATATCACCGGAATGGTGATCGGCACTGATGTCCAAGCTTATGACGCCGACACCCTCAAAGCTGATACCGATGACGTTCTAACAGCAGGTTTCGGGTTGACGGATGATGATGATGGCACAAAAACCACAGGCACTTACACACCAATCTACACAGGAGGAAACGGGAAAAAGATTGTTAATGGCGGGGCATTTACTTTAGCGCCGATGGCGGCGAGCAGCAATCTGGTAGTTCAGGTGACTAATAACGCAAGCGCGGGTGCGGTGACAACGAGCGGCTGGACTAAGCTGACCGGAGATGATTTGACAACGACGGACGGTGACGACTTCATGCTCTACTGCACGAGGATCAATTCATTCACGCATCTTCACATCGTGGCGTTGCAATAATGACCTTAGGCTTAATCATATCTCCCGGTGCGTCTGCTCGTTCCGATTTCTACGGGAACATAGAAACAGCGGGGTTGACCAGCAATCTGGAGCTTTGTTTGGATGCTGGCTCCGCTTTAAGTTACACAGGCGCTGGGAATTGGCTCGACCTGTCCGGTAATAGCCTGGACTTTGTGCCGACGAATATGTCGTTTAACGGAAGTTCGGGGGGCGAAAGCTCCAGTGAGTATTGGTCTACCGCCGGATCAGGTTATTTCACTGGCAGTAATAATACTTTCATCAATGGGATGCACAAAAATAACGCAACGACAACAGTCTATGCGGTACTTTATCCAAATGGCGGGGCGGATACTGCTGGGGTTTTCTCAACGGATAGCTACGACGGGAGCGGACCAGGATGGGGTTGGATGGCAAGTTCTGGTGGTGCGGATAAGGCTTTGTTATATTCGTATAGCGATGGGGAAGTTCAAATACCAGCCGACAGCGAGAATTTTTCCAGTGGTGCTTGGGCAGCGCACGCCTTAGTACATGATGAGGACGGCGGATCGTCTGCATCCTTCTTCTGGAAAAACAAAACTTATGATCAATCTGGTGCCTCAAATACATGGAACGGCGCTTATCCATCGACGCCGTCCTCCTCCAATGCTGTAGAATCCATCAGGATTTTTGCGAATGGTGACCTGGGCCATAAAGCAGCGAGTGGGTGGAGGATTGGTGTGCTTGCTGCTTGGAGTTCTGCGGTTTCCAAAGCCGACCTTGATACACTGCATGATCTTATTGGGGCGAGGTATTCGATATGAAATGCTCAATTGTTGACACAGCAAGTGGCGTTGTTGTACGTGAACGCAAGAATCAAGCTCTTACATTTGATGTAATCCCAGGACGTACTAGGATTGATTTGCCTGGACAACCGGCACAGGAAATCCACGCAGCCAGCCCAGGCGATAATGCGGGTGACTACTATATTTACCCAGTCAATTATATCGATGTAGGCACTGGCAGCGAGATAGCCACAAGCAGTGATCCTGTATACGACAGAGAATCCGACAAGGTAATCGTCGAGCGTACCTTACAAGCTTCCCCCGCACCTCAAACCGAAGCGGAAGAGGCAGAGGCGCAGATGGTCAGAGATCGTTTTCTCCGTGCCTGGGTGAAGCGCGAGGCGGCGAAGGAAGGCAAGACGGCACGCCAGATCATGGACGAGATCATAAGCGAGGCCGAGTAAAGACAATGGACGATAAGCTCGTCGGTGAACGCCTCGCCAGAATCGAAACGGCACTGGAGTCGATACATTCGGCTCTCGATCAATGTCGTGTGGACTTGGCTGATCACGGCCAACAAGAAGACGAGCGCGAGATCCGCGTGCAGAGCGAGCTTGATACCTTGTCGAGAGACTTCGCCATGCTGAAGGGCGGCGGCAAGGTTGCGATCTGGATGGCAAGCGGTTTCGCAGCCCTATCACTCGGAGCCTTCGCCATCGGCCAGTGGGTAGCAAATATAAAGTAGAAATAGATGAACGCATGGTCAGATAAGTCTTGGTATCAGCTACAAACGTGCGATCCGAAATTGATCCTCCTTTTCAATTCGGTCCTATTGGTAAGAGACTGCTCGATACTGGAAGGACATCGAGATGAGGAACGGCAACAAAAGATGGTAGCCGAAGGCAAGTCAAAATTGGATTGGCCGAAAAGCCGCCACAATTCCTTCCCTAGTATGGCGGTTGATTGTGTCCCTTATCCAGTGCCGGATTGGGATGAGTCTGAGCCTTTCATTCGATTTGCTCACTTTGTCCTGGGAGTTGCACATCAACAGGGTGTATTGCTCACTTGGGGTGGAGACTGGGATTCCGACTGGGATCTAAAAGACAATCGATTCAACGATTATCCGCACTTTGAATTAAGGAGATGACGATGTTGAAAGGATACAAAACTTACATTACGGGCGTAGTAGCTATCATCACCGCACTGGGAGCTTATCTTTCTGGAGATATGTCGCTCGCTGAAGCCGGACAACTCGGCTTCACCGCCCTCTTGGGGATGTTCATCCGACACGGCGTTGCGTGAATATCTTAATTGCAATCCTGCAATTTATAAGCAAGGTATTCGGCCCTGCACTCATCTATGTGTCTGGGCGAAAAAGCGCCATAGCAGATGTTGCATTGGCCAGTCTGAAGAAAGCGAAAGAACGTGTCAAGATTGACAAAGACGTTGCTAATATGTCTGACGATGAGCTTGACCGCGAACTGCACGACCGTGAGTGATGGATGCGCGTGGGTCAGACCCATTACGGTCAAACAGGCTACGATAATGGATCGCGACCTCAAGGAGCAGATCGTAGCTCACAATCGAGCGTGGGACACGATTTGTAATGATTGATGGAGATCTGTGTGCGTATATTTGTCGGCGTCATCTTAGCCGCCACCATCTTGGCGGTCACTCAAACGCCAGGATACGCACAAAACCTAGTAACGTGCTATGCCCGCAGCGAACTCATCGCCCAATTGGAAGAAGGTTTTGATGAGCATCCAGGGTTTGCCGCAGTAGTATCAGATGGCGCGCTTTTACAAATCTACGTTTCCGCGTCAGGCGCTTGGACCGCAATCATCACACCACCTGATCGCAAAGATGTCGCGTGTCCCCTTCTTTCCGGCAATGAGTGGGAGGTGTTCACGACAGGCACTCAATTATGATTAAGGCTATCTGTAGCGACAGAGCCTAAACGACCTCGCGCACCAATTCCTTTATCCGCTGTAAAGCAGTCGTGACTTGGGTGGATTTCTCAATCGTGTCAGGCGCAGACGCATTCTGATCATACGCTGTCCTGAACCGCTCTTGCACATCTATATAAACGCCGACCGCGTCTCGGATCTGGCGCAGCGATCTAACTTCGTCCGCCAGGTCAGGCACCAGGGTAATCGAGCGGCGGCGCGCGAATTGACGCATGATATACCCACGCTCTTCCAGCGCGGTCAAAACCCCATGCACTTGAGATTTGGATGACCAACCCATCGCCCGCATGATTTCAGCGAGCGTGGGCGCCATCTGCCTTTCTTTCATGTAGGTTCGGAGGAAGCGATAGACCTCGTCTTGCCTTGGCGTCAGGCTAAACTTCATCGACTTTCTCCTTATTGATTTTCTTTTCGACAAGGTCGAGCGCCTGTTGGGCGTCAATAATTGCCAAGCGCAGTATGTCTCGGCAGTCGCGGAGCTTTTCAATCCAATTTTCGCGTTCAACTTCTCTATTGTTTGTCATTTTAGTCCCATCCTTTTATTAAGAAACGTCTACCTCAATCTCTTCCGCGAGGGCTGTGGTTGTGACAGTCCAAACGATGGCACGCTTACCACTATCATTGACCCAGCGATAACCTGTGTCATAAATCAGGCCCAGCTTATTGAGTTCGGATACCCGTGGACGAATGGATAGCCTATCCACGGCTAATATCCGCGCGACGGCGTCGGCACTCATAGGGCCGCGATGTGTAAGCACCTCCAGCACACGCCGCCTAAGATAGCCGGCGATGGGCTTGGCACCTTCTGCGGCTTCCAGGGAAGTGTCTGCGCCCTTCCAGCCGGGTGTGTTAGGATAGGGTCCGTCGAGGAACAGATCCGGTCTCATAATCTGTCTCCCCGAAAGATCAAGATATTGCTGTCAGGCGCTATCTCGCGCCAATATGCATTATGCGACAGGCGTCCACTGTTTTGCCTCATTCCCCTTGCCTTTCTAAACCTACAGTTTACGTTCAAGCTCTATGCGGACTTCCTCTCCCGCACGCTCTATATCATCACTCGCGTATTCCCGCAATATCAGGTTCGCGCTGTGAAACGCGATCCGCGCTTCGATGACCTTGGTGACATTGGTCGATTGTCGCCTTGCGATCTCGTTGAGTTCGCCGGCAAGCCATTGCAGCACATTAACTCCCTGCCGGATGTGATCCGGGTGGAGGAGCGGCAGTTCGATCCTGGCGGATTTAACGCCCATATATCGCAACGCCCTAACCTGCTCGACTTGAGAACAGAGTATGAACTTCTGGGGTTCCTTAGTCAAGACCCACCTACTTATTTGCCATCCTCTCCAGCAGGGCTTTCACCTGCTGGGGATGCCACTCCGGGCTTCCGAAAACCGCCTTGCCGGCGTCGATTTTCGCTTGTCGTGCCGGCGTCTCGATCTTCCGATCTGTCAGTTCCTGAGCGATACCACGCAATGTGGTGATGCCGAAAGAGCGGATCCGCTCAATCGTCGGGTAGACCTGCTCCGCATATGCCTGTGCCGACGCGCTTCGCGCCGCCCTCCCCCGCGCGGCGACCTCCTCGATATTATCGCTGCCCACCTTGCCGCCACGGGCTCGCACAACGGCGAGCGCGGCCTTGGTGCGCCTGGAGACCTGCTCGGCCTCGTATTGCGCCATGGCGGCGATGATGTGGATGGTGAGATCGTTAGCGTGCGGCTGATCGGCGGCGACGAACCTAATGCCACTCTCCATCAGCCTGCTGACGAACGCCACGTTTCGCGCCAGCCGGTCGAGCTTGGCGACGATCAGCGTGGCGCCGGTCTTGGCGCATAGGGCGAGCGCCTTTTCGAGCTCCGGGCGCTTCGCCTTGCGTCCGCTCTCGACCTCCCTGAACTCGTCCAGCAGTTTCCAATCTCCACCGTCCAGATGATTGGTGATCGCCTGCCGCTGGGCGTCGATCCCGTACCCATCCGCACCCTGCTTGGATGTGGAGACACGCAGATATGAGACGAACGTGCCGGCGGTTGGCGTTCCTGGCGTGTATGGATCGGTCATTGTTATCTCCTTTCGGCGGGCAGGACTGCTCTACAGACCCACATCACGCCAATCTTCACATACGTCTGCGCCGAGGGAGCCGAACAGCGCGCCGCTCGTCTCCTTGTCGATTTCTGCTAGCGCAAGCATATAGCCATGCTTGACCTGTTTTGCGCGGTTACCCAGCCATTTCCGGTCTTGATTGGCGCTGGAAAAGACCTTTAGCACGCAGCCCTGGTAGAGGTAGTCGATGGCTCCTGCGTCGACATCCAGACCGTCGTGGTCTTCAACCGGGATCTCGATGAAGGCCTTGATGTCTCTGCCAGCCCCGTTGATGTAGAGCCGGGAAAAAACATCATCGCGACCATGCCAGACCTTGGCCTTCATCCCGTGCCTGGATAGTAGCGCGGCGAGTTCAGTTATTTGTTCTCTAGGGGTCATCGGTCGTACTCCTTTCGGCGGGCATGATCGCCCAGTCACCCCGAAGCCCCGGCCACCTTTCGGCTCCGGGGAACGGGGGCGTCTAGCCCGAGGGGGGCGGCGGTTAGGCGGCTGATTGTGCCATCGCCAACAAGAGGGTTTGAAACTGTTTCGGGGTAGCGTTGCGAATGCGCGTCTTATCCTTGCCGCCGACCATCGCCATCATTCCGATCCGGCGGGCCTTTTCGTAACCGTGCTTTGCGAGTGCGGTGGGATGAATGCGCTGGCCCGATGAGCCCCACTTCAAGTCGGGCAGTTCAACGCCGCGCGCATAGAGCCAAGTTGCTTTCCGCGACATATGCCCATAGTGGCCCTGTTCGACGCAGCACGTCCAGCCGCTTAGTTCGTCAGCCTTGACCCATCCTCCGCCCGTGGGTGGCCTGTTGAGGCCGAACCAGCGCCAAGCGTGGCTATCTTTCGGGTGTTCAAGCACGCCGCCGAAAATGCGGACGGCGTGCAAAGCAGAAGCGAAACAGCCCTTGTCATCGCCCATCTTGTATTGGTGCGGCTTGGCGGTTGACCCATGCCAGAACCGCCCCCATCGCTGGCAGGGCGGGTGCGCTATTACCGGG